CCACGTTTCCGGCCATCCAACGGAGCACCGGGTGGCCGCCATGCGCGAGACGCCGGCCGAGCACGAGCCGCTCGAGCTCCCGCAACGCCGGCGCCATCGTTTGAAAGCCTTGCCGCATCGGCACCATCACAAACCCCTCCTCCTGCAGCTCCGTCGCGAGCTGCACCGCGCCCCAGGGATCGAAAGCCACCTCGACCACCTCGAGGTCGAGCCCCTCCCGCAGCGCGTGGAACCATTCCCGAATCCACGCATAGTCAACGATGTTGCCCGGCGTCGCCGTCACCAGGCCCGCATCGATCCACGCGTCGAACGGCACGCCATCCGATCGCACCCGCTCCGGCACGTTTTCGGCCGGGATCCAGAACTGCGACAGCACCACCCCGCCCTCCGTCTCGTCGTCGGGATCCTCCGGAGGGAAGTAGCACGCCGCCGCCGTCACGTCGCGAGAGGTTGAGAGGTCGAGCCCGACGTAGCACCGACGGCCGGCGAGCTCGTCGGGATCCACCGGCGCGGCGCACGCGTCCCAGGCCTCGAGCGGGAGCCACATGGTCCGCTGCTCCGTCCAGTCGTCGAGGTGCAACCGACGGAACGCCGACTGCTTGCTAGGGATCGCCCGCGCCTGCGCGCACTCCCGGCGCAGATAGTCCTCTTTCACGCTTACGCCAAGGTTCGGGTTCGCCTTGCGCCACACCGCGGGATCGTCCCACGCGTCGCCCGGATCGGCGCCGGCGATGTAGGCCAAAAAGGACGGATCCTCGACCGTGCCCTCGAGCACCTGCCGCCCGTACTCGTGCAGCTCCCAGCACACCGAGGCGCGGCCGTGCCCCGCCGTCGTGATCAGAAAGAGCAGCGGTTGCCGGCGAGCGCCCATCGCCGTCTCGAGCACATCGAGCAGATCGCGCGATCGGTGCGCGTGGAGCTCGTCGACGATGACCCCGTGCGGGTTCAACCCGTCGAGCGTGTTGAAATCCGCCGACAGCGGCTCGAACTTGGAATGCGTCGCCGTCACGTGGAGGTTGTGCCGAAACGCCCCCACCCGGCGCGCGAGCGCCGGCGAGCTCTTGACCATCCGCGTCGCCTCGTCGTGCACGAGCAACGCCTGGTCGCGCTTCGTCGCCGCGGAGTAGACCTCTGCCCCCGGCTCGCCGTCGGCACAGAGCAAGAGCAGCCCCACCCCGGCCGCGATCTGCGACTTGCCGTTCTTTCTCGGCACCTCGCTGTAGACCTTGCGGAACCGGCGCCGGCCGTCCTTCGCGCGCCACCCGAAGACCTGCGCCACGATGAACTGCTGCCAGGCCTCGAGCTCGAAAGCCCGCCCGGCCCACTCGCCCTTGTGATGGCGGAAGAGCGCCGGAAACGCCCGAACGATGCGCGACGCCTCCCCCGCGTCAAAGTAGAACTCCCGCCCCGGCTTCTCCCCGTAGCGCGCGAGCTCACCGAGGAAGCGCTCCGCCGCGAGCCGCACCAACCGGCCGGCCAGCGCCTTGCCCTCGGCGACCTCGACCGCGTACCGCTCCCACGCCGGCACCTCCCGGCGCGGCACCGCCGGCGCCTTGCGCCGCGTCGCTTTCACCGCCTTGCGACCGCCCTTCGCCGGCTTGCGACCGCCCTTCGCCCGCGTCGGCCGCGTCACCAGAGCACCGCCACCGGCACCCGCCACCGGCGCATCCGCTCGAGCCGATCGAACGCCCGGTCCCTCACCTTAAGATAGGGATTTTCAATCGGCGCCCCCGTCCGCGGATGCGCCACGATCGAACCGTGCGCCGCGATGTTATCGACCGCCTCCCGCCACTCGACCCACGCGTCCGCGTAGAGCTCCGCCACGTCCGCCGACACCCCCGCGGCCCGAAGCGCCGCGATCGCCTCCGCCCGCGTCGCCGGCCGCTTCGGCTCGGCCGCCTTGCCCTTGCGCCGCGCCGTCACTTCGCCCACACCTTGCCAGCCTCGAATCGCCGGAGCTCGCCCGACGGCCACGCCTCCGCCACCCCCGACGCCTCGACCGCCTCCCGATGCGACCACACCGGCCCGAGCACCGGCAGCGACGCCTCGAGCTCCGCCACCAGCCCATACTCCGGCCCGCCTTCCGTTAGGTCGAATTGCTCGAATCGCGGGTTTGCGTTCAGATTCATGCTCCCGCGCGCCAGCATCCGGAGCCCTCGGCCCGCGATCCGCGAGAGCTTGGCGTGATTGAGACAGATTCGCACCGACTCCGCCCCGAACCGCGCCTGCCACCGGCCCACGAGCTCCGGAGTCCGCCGCGCGCCGGATTGATCTATGACCAGAAGCGCCGAGCCGATCGCGCCGTCCGCCATCAGCCCCTCAAAACACTCGGCCTCATAATCCGCAATGCACCACGTCCACACCGACACGTCGGCCGGCGCCACCTGCGCCGCAAGGTGGCGGATTGCGTCAATCATCGACCATTGCCCGCGCGTCACCGCGAACACCGACAGCCCCGCCTCGACCGGCCCGATTGCCTCCGCCGCCGTCCGGAGCGACTCCACCGCCCGCGCCCGCCGCGCCGCAATCCGGCTCGAGCTCACTTCACCAGCCCCCGCGGCCCGAGAAATTCCTCCAGCGGGTCCGCCGCCTCCGCCTCCGCCGGCGACACCTTCGCCCGCGCCGCCGGCGTCAAGCCGAACTCCACCAGCCCGACCTTGAACCGCCGCCACGCGTCCGCCCGTTCCGACAGCGCCGGATGCGCGCGCACCATTTCCGAGCCCGCGTCGTTGATCGTCGTGTACCACGCGCCGCCGGCCGCGTCGATCGCCGCCTGCGCCTCCGCCATGTCCGCCCACGCCGAGCACGTGAGCTCGAGCGCCGCGAGGTCCGCCACCGTGAGCACCCGGAGCTCCGCGAGCACCGGCACCAGCCGGCGCCACATCGCCGCCGCATCCTTCCGCAGTCCCCGCGGAGGTGGGGGAGCGACGAGCCGCGGCTTCGGCTCGCCCTTCGGAAGCGCCCGCTTGCCAGGATTGCCGCGCAGCACCTTCAGCGCCGTTGGCGTCGGCCGTCGGCCAGCCATCACCCCGCCCCTTTTTCCCGTTTCATTTTGCGGCCGCCCCTACGCGTCCGAGCGCCGGTCACGAGAGCCCCGCCTCCAGGGATTCGCCCCCCCCTTCCCCCGGCGCCTCGAGCTCGGCGAGCTCGCCGGCGAGCGTCCGCTGCGCCATCCGCCGCGCCGCCACCTCGCAGAACGCTTCGTCGAGCTCCACCCCGACCGCCTCGAAACCCAGGTCGACCGCGGCGCGCAGCGTCGACCCCGAGCCCGCGAACGGGTCGACCACCCGCGAGCCCGGCGGAACCACGCCGAGCGCCCACCGCATCACAGGCTCCGGCTTTTCCGCCAAGTGCAACCGCTTGGCCCCGGCGATCGGCGACGCCGTGAGCACCGACGGCACCCCGCGCCCATGCTCGGCCAGCGGCCCCTTCGTCGCGAACACGAAATGCTCGGAGCCCGCCCAGAGCCCGCCGAGCCGCGGCCGCGCGACCGTTTTCTGCCACGTGCCAATCCCGCGCCAGACCCAACCGCCCACCTGCACCGCGTCCGCCACCGTGGGAAGCTGCCGCCAATCCGTCCACACGACCGCCACCGCGCCCGGCACCGCGCGCCGATGCGCCGCCGCGAGCCAGAGCGACGCCCAGAGCAAGAACCCCCGCTGGTCGCGGTTGTCCCCCGTGAACTCCGGCAGCAGCTTTGCCGCCACGCTTTCGGAGTTTGCATACTTCGCCCGCGTGCCCTGCCCGGCCCGATCGCCACGGAACTGCCCGCCCGAGTTATAGGGCGGGTCCGTCACCAACGCCCCGATGCCATCGAGCTCCGGCAGCACCTCGAGCGCGTCGCCGTGGAAAATCCGCCAGCCCGGCCCCGACGCGTAGGCTTTCACCCGCGCCCCCGCGCCGCCCGCTCGCGCGCCGTCTTGCCGTTATGACACGCCCGGCACAACCCCTGCCCGTTGGCGAGCTCCCACCCGCCGCCGGCGGAGAGCGGCGTCACGTGATCCGCCACCGTCGCCGGCGCCGCGCCGCACGCCCTGCAGATCGGATCGCGCGCGAGCACCGCCGCGCGCCACCGCCGATGCGCCCCACCGTACCCGCGCGCCGCCGTGCCCGGCCGCTCCCGATCGAACCGACGGTGCCGCTCCCCGACGTGCGCCGCGCACCAACCGTCCGCCGCAAGCCGCGGACAGCCCGGCGCCTTACACGGCCGGAGAGGTGCCATCGCCACGACCCGACCGTACCGCAGCGCCACCTCGACCCCGGCCGAAATCCTCCCGGCCTCGAGCTCGAGCAATCCACCCCAACGCCTCACCGCTCGCGAGGTGGTCGCGCGTCACCCGCAGCACCCGCCAGCCGGCGAGCACCGCCTCGTTTTGCTTCGCCATGTCGCGAAGCTGGCCCGCCGGCCTCGAATGCGCCCCCCGAATGTAGAGCCCGCCGTCGACCTCGACCGCGAGCCGCTCCGCCGGCCACCCGAAATCCCACCGCCACCGGCGCAGAGGATGGAAACGCACCTGCTCCGCCAGCCCGTCGTCCAGACCGGCCGCCCGCAACTGAAACCGGAGCACCCGCTCGAGAGCTTCCGAGCGCAACCGCCCCGCCCGGCGCCGCGCCTCCGCCGCCGCGCCCTCCCCGGCCACTACCGCCGCACCCGGCGGCCCGCCCGGCGCGCCGTGAGCGAGAGGCTCCGCTTGACCCGCACGAGCCGCTCCCGCCGGATCGCCTCGAGCTCCGCCACCTCCCGCGCCTGCACCCGCCGGCGCTTCCGCATCCGCCACCATCCGACCACCCGCTGCCAGAGCCTCACCCGTTGCCCTCCCCGTTGCCCCGAATCAACCGCGCCAGATGCCGCCCCATCCGCACCGCTCCGCCCCTGCACCCTCGCTGCAACCGCCGGCCCGGTTCCCGTCACGCCTCGACCTCCGCGAGCGCCTCGGCGAGCACGTGCGCCAGCGTGCCGGCGAGATTCACCGCGCCCGCATCCGCCGCCACTCGCACCCGCCGGTCGATCGCCCGCACCATCGCCGCCCGTCCGCGCGCTTCGGCCCATGCCGCAATCGCATCCTCGCGCGCGCTTGTGTAGCCGTAGGTGGCGCGGAGCTCGAGCACCCGCGCCCGCTCCGCCGCCGTCACGCCTCACCCCGCCCACACGCCTGCCGGTAGAGCTCGAGCTCGCGGTCGGCCCACCCGTGGCACCAGGCGCACGTCGTGAGCCCGTGGAAGTCCGCCGGCTCGCCGTAGGCCTCCACCATGTCGCGCCG